CCCAGCCAGCTACGGCAAGATGCACTATGACTCAGCGCGAAGGACTCTGTATATTTTTGGCGAGGCGCGGGAGTGGAAAAAGAGCAACGAAGCGTTACACAAAGTTCTTACTGAAAGTGGGTACACAGATACAGACTTACTTATTGCCGATTCTGCGGAGCCTAAATCGGTTATGGATTTCAAAGCCTATGGTGCAAATTGTAGAGGAGCAGAAAAGGGACCGGAGTCTGTTAAGTATTCAATCAAATGGCTGCAAGGATTGACTGCAATCATTATAGATAACAAGCGTGCCCCCTATCACGCGGAGGAGTTTCTTAATTATGAATTTGAACGTACAAAAGATGGTGAGATTATTTCCGAATATCCCGATAAGAACAATCATGCAATTGACGACACGAGATACGCAACTAATTTGATATGGCGTAGGCGTGGCGAATAAAAGAATAGGAGTATAGAAATGGCTGATTTTGTTTTCAATATTGCAAAAGGTAGGGTGGTTGAATATTACAACAGGGTCAAAGCAAACGACCCCGCGAACAGTGCATTGATTATCGTTGTGATCGATGCGAATGGGGATAGTGACGCAACGATGAAAGACAGGGACGATCTTTCTGCTTTGCTCGGTGGTACCGCAAACGAGGTTACCAATACCAACTACGCCCGCAAGACTCTGACCGATTCGGATCTTGCTGCCCTCCCTGCACCGGATGATACCAACGACCGCTTTGATATTGACCTCCCTGATCAAACATGGACGGCGGTTGCCGCGGGTACGGCGTGGACGGATCTTTTAGTTTGTTACGATCCTGACACCACAGGTGGTACGGATTCAACGATCATTCCTCTCACGCTCCATGATTTCGCGGTGACCCCGGACGGCTCGGATATTACGGCCCAGATCGCGGCTGCTGGTTTCTTCCGTGCCTCGTAAGTCAACAGATAACTAATGGCGCGTCTCTGGTCATGCGGCTTTGAAAAACAGACAACCACGCAGGGTGTGGAGTGGTCTACAACTACCAACGGCACACCTGTCATTGATACGTCTGTAAAACGTTCGGGTGCCGCGGCGCTCAGGATCAACAACACCGCCGCGGCAGAGAACATCATACATATTTTTCGCTCCACACAGGGGCCGGTATGGATACGGCAATATATTTACATCACCGCCGCGCCGACCACCACCCGCCAATTTATCTCGGTTTTGAATAGTTCTAATGTAAAAATCAGCGTTCGTATTGTGTCTGGTGTGGACGCGAGAAAGTTGCAACTGTTCAACGAAGAGGACACGACACAAATAGGCAGTAATTCATCTGCCCTCAGTGTGGATACATGGTATCGGCTTGAGATTGGAATAGATGACACAACTCTTTCCAGTACGTCAGTCGAAGCCCGGTTATATGCCGCATCCGCCGAATCAACACTTCTGTGGAATCCCTCCGGTACTGCCGATCTAACCGCCAGTCCGAACCGCTACCGACCGGGCACGAACGGGGCAGACACCGGGCTTGATTTTGTCATTGACGATATTGCAATCAACGACAATTCAGGGAGTTTCCAAAACTCATGGCCAGGCGAAGGGGGATTGGACATCATACATCCGGATGCGAACAATGGTTCTCCCCAATGGTCACGCGGTGGTACGGATAGTGGTGCGAACTGGTCACAAGTGGAGGAGATTACCCCCGATGATGTTTCAACATATGTGCAAAGCAACACCCTTGATCAGATTGACGAATACACCTTAGAAGCTACGCCCGCGGCAGTCAATAGCAGTGATGTTATTAGTTGGGTGGGGCCTGGATGTAGATTTGCAATATCCAGTACCACGGGAGCGGATCCAGATTTTGTATTGCGGCTTAAATCTGGATCTGATGTTGATGAAACTGGAAATTTATCCGGTGCCGGTGCAACGACGTGGGCCACAAATCAAACCACTTTACCTTGCAACTATCCAGCGTTGGGAAATAACAGTAATTATGAAATCCCTGGCACTAGTTCCCCTTGGACAAAAAGCGCGCTTGATTCTGCAATCGTCGGTATCCGTGAAACTGTCACAGATACACACTTTATACAAGTTTCGGCCGTGTGGCTTTACATAGACCATAAACCTGCTCCGGTTGTAAAAGCTCCGCCGCCATTTCAAAAACATACTACGCAAGTTTGGAGGTTACGGAAATGAGCAGAATATACTCAGTACCATTTACAGGCACGGTCACAAATTCGGGCGGCAATGCGGACTTATGGATATTCCTACCCGCGGATGATAAGCCGATTAAGTTACGTGGGCTTCGCTTTGGACAAGTCTCAGAAGTTGGGGATACCGCGGAGGAAGGCCTGCAGATTTCTATTGTTCACATGACTGCAACTGTGACCGATGGCAACGGAACATCTGTAACACCCGTCAAGATGGATAGCGCGGACTCGGCTGCGGGATTCACCTCTGAGGTGAACGGGTCAACTGTTGCGACTACATCAGGAACAACTACCATCATGGATTACATCCCGTGGAATATTCGCAATAGTCCTTATGAGACTTGGTTTCCCGATCCCGCATTTGCACCAAAGGCAAAGCAAGGCGAAGCGTTGATCGTTCGCCTGGATACCACTGTAGCCGATGATATTACTTTCGCGGGTACAGCTTGGATTGAAGAAGAGTAGAGCTAATTTTAATTTATGCCTGTCTATAATCGTCCCACTTACAGCCGCCGCATTCGACGCAGCTTTATTCCAAGTAAAGTTTCGAGTGCTCATACCATCGCGGTTAATCAAGTCGCGGAAACTGATTTAGCGCAAACGATTCAGTGGGCACCAAAAAACAGATTAGTTAATCAAGTCTCAGAAGTAGATACTTCTCAAGTAATTACACGCGTAAAAAGAAAAGCCATCGGGCAAGCATCTGAGCTAGATACATCACAATCTATTACCTGGAAAATAATCAGGCTCGTAAACCAGGTGGTTGAGACTGATACGGCTCAAACCATCACCCGTGTAAAAAGAAAAACCTTAGGGATTACAAGTGAAACCGATCTCGCCCAGGCTGTTGCATGGGCACCCAAGAAACGATTAGTAAATCAAACTAGTGAAACAGATACTGCGCAACAGGTCACACGCGCTGGTAATGCGATAGTCGTTGCAGTCAATCAGGTTTCTGAAACTGACACGTCCCAGGTAGTTGCCAAGAGCAAAGTTAAAGGCATTGGGCAAACGACTGAAACCGATACCGCGCAGCCGATCACCAGAGTTAAGATTCGGCTTGTCTCACAGGTTGCAGAAACAGATCTCGCTCAATCTTTATTCCATCTCAAGCGCGTGTCAGTCGTGCAAGTGGTTGAGATTGACTTATCGCAATCGGTGACTCATGCGAAGCAAAAAGCAATAGGGCAAGTTTCAGAAACAGATATTGCACAGTCAATCGCATGGAATCCAAAACGACGATTGATCGGAATGGCGCTAGAAACAGATTCGGTAACTGAAATCATTCTGCCTCAAGCCCCAGTCCTTTACGAGTTGACCTTACCTACGCGGAGCTTGAAATTTACTCTAACAACCCGAACAAGGGTACTTAAACTTCGCGAACGTGTTTCGGAATTTACCTTAGAAGAGGCGTAACCAATGACTCAAAGATCATTTATGGAAAGCCCAGTCACTCAGGGTGAAGATGAAATCATTAGTTATTATTTTTCATCAACTCCCTGGGGGTCTAGCCCCACTTCGATTAGCGCGATTGTATATGATGTCACAGATGCTGAATCTACTGATGATTGGGACAACGTAACTTCAACCGTGATGCCTGTAAACAGTCCCAGTGCCGCAGGAGATGTGATCACACTTTCACCACTGAAACTCCTTACAGATGGTCATATATATCGTGTTGAGGTTAGGTTTACTTGTGGTAGCAACACGTTTGAACCATATGGCTTAGTTATCGGCGGTGAATAATGTTTCAGCGTTTATGGCAATGGATAAGAGAGGCATGGCAAAAGATGATTAGTCCTGGAAATGTAAAACAGTCCCTACGCGTGGACGTGGCAATTACTCCACTCATGGCGGAGGCATTGCAAAAATGGTCATTGATGTATATCAATCAGCCGCCGTGGATACCAGCGGGAAGTGACATAAAGTCATTGAATCTTCCCGCCGCAATTGCAGCTGAAATCGCCCGCGCGGTCACAATCGAAATGGACGTGCAAATTAGTGGTTCACCACGCGCCGATTTCCTTGCATCGCAATTTTCGCCAGTGCTCAATAACATACGCACCTACACTGAGTATAGTGCTGCCAAAGGTGGGTTGATGTTCAAGCCTTATATCAAGGGTGAATATGTTTGCGTGGATTTCGTCCAGGCGGATATGTTCTATCCAGTGGCATTTGATGCGAACGGCAATATGACATCATGCGTGTTTGCGGACCAGAAACAAATAGGAAGTAATACGTTTTATACCCGCTTGGAATATCACTTATTTGCCCCTGATGGTTACCAGATTACTAACACTGCGTTCAAATCTTCCACTCAACAGGCGTTGGGCGTGCAAGTGCCTCTTGCCAGTGTCCCTGATTGGGCAGAATTAGAACCCGCGGCAACGATTGTGAATATCGAACGGCCGCTATTCGCTTATTTCAAAATGCCGTTCGCAAATAATATTGACCCTACCTCCCCACTTGGAGTATCTGTTTATTCCCGTGCAACTGGGTTGATTGAAGAGGCGGACAAGATTTACAGCAACCTGATTTGGGAGTTTGAATCAGGGAAACGGGCCGTATATATTGACACGATGGCATTTGGGAAAACCACAGACAGCAAACCCGTGCTACCTAACAACCGCATGTACCGATTCGTGGATATGCAAAGCAAGATAGATGGCAAGGGATTTTTTGAAGATTGGTCTCCTGAATTTAGAGAAGCGCAAATTAAGAGTGGGTTGAATGATATAAAACGCGAGATTGAGTTTTTATGCGGCCTTGCTTACGGAACTATTTCAGATCCCGAATCAGTTTCACTCACGGCAACGGAAATCATTTCCAGCAAGCAACGATCACAGGCGACCGTAGTTGACACTCAAAAGTCTCTCAAGATTTCATTGGAGCAGTTGATATATGCCATGGATGTTTGGGCGACACTGGGCAGTCTTGCGCCGGTGGGTGCGTATGAGACAACCTACCAGTTTGATGACTCCATTGTTACCGATTACGACGCTCAGTTCACACAGGACTCACAGGCAGTTGGCATGGGGTCTATGCCTAAGTATATATTCAACATGCGTAATTTTGGAGTGACCGAAGAGGTTGCTAAACAATGGGTAGCCGAAGCGCAAACTCAGCGCGTGCCGAAGGTGGTGCAGTAATGGCTGAAAAGAAAAAAGTTCCACTAGGTGCACCCTTGTCACTGACAAACGCGGAGCTAACCGATGCCGCGGTAGTGACCGAGGAAGATATAGAGCAAGCTAAAAAGTTTTGGCGTGAGAATGCACCGGAGAAGTTTTGGAATTTGCTGGATGCTGAAACTACGGAGGAAGGCGAGTAATGCCTGATTATGGATGGAATGAAAACGCGGGCAGATATGTAAACCTCGACACTGGCCGCTTTGTCTCCTCCTCCACCGTTCGTGATGCGCTAGAAAGCGTAATGGAATCATCTGCAATCAACATGAATGCAATCAGCCAACAGTTACTCAATAGTGAAATCTCCCTCGCGCAATGGCAAACCGGAATGATGAATGAAATAAAACTCGCTCACACCGCCGCGGCCGCAAGTGCTAATGGCGGATGGGCGCAAATGACTCAATCAGATTGGGGTTTTACAGGGAGGTTGATTCGTACTCAGTATGAACACTTGGAAAGGTTTGCAAATCAAATTGCCAACGGTGAGCAGGCTCTAAATGGTCAAATTCTTTTTCGCGCTGATTTATATGGACAAGCGGCCCGCGGAACATACGAGTCACAGAGGCAAAGACTCGAAGCTGCCAACGGCATGAATGAGGAACGCCGCATACTAGAAAAAGATGGCGCGAATTGTCAGGGATGTTTGGAGCAGGCAGAGTTGGGATGGCAACCTATAGGGACATTGGACCCAATAGGGGCAGAGGAATGTTTGACCAACTGCCGGTGCGAGTTTGAATATCGCAAAATTGAAGATGGCGAATTTGTAACGAGTGATGAACAGGAGTAGAAAATGAACAACATGAATAAAGGTTCAATTGCTTATCTGTGTTTTGTGTGGGCGTTTGCTTTATTACTAGGGCTGAGTGTTGCCGGTTTTAGTTGGCCGCTTTTGCTCTTAGTTGTTGGCTCTATTTTATATCTTTTGTAATTCAAAGGGTAGAGTTGCGTTTTCGTCACTGTAACCAATTCTACCCTTTGTTTCGGGGGAATTTTGTGATAGTATAAAAATCGTAAAACAGTGACCGCATGCAC